ACAAAAGTCTTTTACTGTGGTGATTTTGTCAATGAGATGAATATTGGGAAAGTCTTGTGCATAAGGAATACTATGCAGTTCCAGCGTGTCACGAAAATAGAGATCATGATTTCCCAATAGCATTATTACATTATCAAAACTGTTGTTGAGCAACTTCATGCCATTGTGGCTGTAGTTGAGAGTGCTGATGTTCACATTGTTTCTGTTGTGACTCCAGTCACCCAAAAACAAGAGTGTTCGGATATTCAACTCTTTTGCTCTAGCCACCACAAACTCCAAAAACTCAGTGCACCAGGTGTTGTGCTGTTTTGAGTTGTTGCGCATGCCATAATGCAAGTCTGTGATGACAATTGTTTTGGAAAAATCAACAGTGTCTAAATTGATAGTCATGACTCAAAAGTCTCCTTGACCTTGAGTATAGCCTACAAAACTGTTTAGTTCAACAGGTGGGCAGGACCTAGATTTGTGCTATTCATTATGATATATAAATAATATGCAATAGGGTTGGAGAAAAATTGTGATTTTGGCAGAATTGAAAGAACGTTGGTTGAACAAGGAGATTACACCTAATAGGTTGACAAAGTTGTTGCCTATACACAAAGAAGAGCTAGACAAATTATTTCCTTATGAAGGTCCGATTGCAGCTAAATTTTATGCATACGTTCATAACGGTAATGCCGAAAACAGTTGGTGTGAACAGTGTGGTAAGTTCAGGACATTCAATAATATGGTTCGAGGGTTCAGAAAATTCTGTGGTAATCAATCTCAATGCTACTGTAATCGTACATACCAAGAAAGCATTCGACACAGCCGCACTAGAGATGAAATAAATCATATTCACGAAAAACGTAAAAATACCAACCTTCAAAAGTATGGTTTTGAGTATGCAAGTCAACATGACAAGGTCAAAGCCAAAGCTGAGACTACATGTTTTGAAAAGTATGGTGCAAAAGCTCCAACCTTAAATCCTGTTGTTTTAGACAAAGCACAAAAAACGATTCAGGAAAATTGGGGAGTAAGCTTCCCTCAGCAACATCCTGATATAAGAACCAAAACTATAGAGGTGTTTCAAAACACTTATGGAACACCAGTCCCTGCTCAATAACCTGGAGGTGTTAGTTAAAACCAAACAAACCAACCTCTCAAAATATGGTGTTGTAGCCCCGTTTTTGACAACAGAGCATAGGGAGACCAATAGGAAAACTTTTCGGCAAAAATCTTGGGATGCCTATATTGCAAATAGGACTGATTACATTCCGTTATTCACTCAAGAAGAGTTTTTGGACTCACATCGTTATTCTGAACATTTGTTTGTTTGCCAAAAATGTCATAATCAATTCAGTGTTGCCTTGAAACGAGAATCTGATTTGCGTTGTTTTGCTTGTTATCCAAGAAAAGAAAGTTGGGGCGAAACAAAGATCAAACAATGGTTGTGGGATAATAACATATCTTTTGATCAATGGAATAGGGAAGTTATCAAGCCATTGGAGATTGACTTTTATCTCCCAGATTTAAATGTGGGTATTGAGTTCAATGGCATTTTTTATCATTCAGATTGCCAAATAGGAGACAAAAAATATCATCAAAATAAATGGAAACAAGCTCTTGAAAAAGGTGTCAGGCTTGTTCAAATTTGGGAACATGAGCTGGTGCAAAAACCCAATATCATTTTTGATAGATTGTCACACGTAGTGGGATTGAAAAAAACAATTGTTGGTGCACGTAAATGTAACATTACAGTTGTGGACTTTGGAACAGCTAAAACATTTATTCAGAACTCACATTTGCAGGGCAACATACCAACCAAACATATTTGGGGGTTGGAACACAACGGGTTGCTTGTTGCACTTGCTAGCTTTGTCAAAACTAGGTATAGCAAAGGGAGTGATTATGAGCTGGCCCGATATTGTATTTTGCCTGGGTATCATGTCCCAGGGGGGCTTAGCAAGCTTTTGAATCATGCACATCAGGAGTTGGGATTCAAAAGCTTGGTTTCCTACAGTAACTTGAATTGGGGACTGGGAAATGGTTACGAGAAAACAGGCTTTGAGTTAAGTCATATCAGTCCACCCAATTATTGGTATTGGAAAAATATAAATGACGTTCAGAGTCGACTTAAATTTCAAAAACACAAAATACAAGGCTTAGCTGCGGGCAATACAGAGCAGGAAATTGCCAAAAATTTGGGCTACAATCGTTTTTATGATGCAGGCAACGCAGTGTGGATCAAAAAATACTAGATGGGTCCAGTTGGGCTCATTTGAGGCACAACAAGTGGGACCGCTGCTTCTGCATTGTCAAATCCCAGTTGTTGTGCTAACTGATCCTCTGTCTGGCGGGTGTGACTAGGTGTTGCACCATGCATGATCAAAAGATCATCTCTTATGTGTTGACTTCTCTTTTCCAGTTGCAATATCTTGAGAAAACTTGTACTACTTACGGTAGTATAATAAGCGAATGGGTTTGCGCTTTTAGCTTCATCAAACTGGAGTCCCACCTGTGCCAACTGCACCAATGCTTGGGCCTTCATTTCATCCAGATACGTATAACCTCGCCAATTTCCTCGATGACCATAGCGGTCCACCAGTTTGATCCACATTGCTGCCAATCGGTCAGTTATTTTACCGCCAGTTAAGGTGAACTCACCATTCTTGTAATGACTCTTGCCCACACATTTCCACGTGTTGTTTTCAAAAATCCAGTGTTGAAAGGGAGGAAAATTACACCTAATGTGTTTCTCAGCTTGATTTTTGGCTTTGTCAACTTTGGCAGGGTTCAACGGAATGTGCTCAAACGTCATGAGTCTCACAACAATTTCATCCAACGGTACATCATCTAGTGTAAGAGAAGATTCAAAAGTCTTGCTGCCACTGGCTTTCTTTTCTTCAGCTATTTTGTTGGCCAGCTTTTTGTGCCGGGCAGCGTCCATTACTTCTGGAGTTGCAGCCACAAGATCATATACAATGACATCGAAATCAGAGTATTTTTTGTCAACAAATTCACAAAACGTAATCTTGCTTTCATGTATTGCAGACAATAAATCTTTGTTTGTTAGATATTTGATCTTGGGAACCAATGCCATTTGAGTCCTTTGTGTTTGAAACCCTAAATTTTGCAATTGGTTGCAGGAGATGTCAAAATGGACAACAAAGTCTGTTAAATAATTCAATAGATTGCCAAAAGATTATGTTGGGGCCTTGCAATGAAGCTGTTTAACCTACTACCACACGTGAATCTCTCTTTAACTGAGGCCAAAGCCCGTATTGAGCATCCAGAGGACATGATATTTGATGATGGGTTGGACGGTGCCAAAAGAGCTTTTCATATACTGAGTGCAACTGCCCACAAGCCAGAATATGTTTCCATCAAGTTTGATGGAACTCCGGCCTTGATCTTTGGCTGGAAAGATCACAAATTCGTGCTCACTGACAAAGCTGGGTTCAGCAGCAAGAAGTATAACGGGTTAACCACAAGTTCTGAAGCCATAGTGAACATGCTCATGAGCCGGAAAATAAAAGACACTGGTGCAGATGCCCGAATCGCACGGCTTGCCTATGCTCGAAAAATTGCCAGCTTATGGCCATTGTTGAAAAAATCCACACCCAAAGGCGTTGTGGGATATGCGCAAGCTGACCTATTGTGGACTGGTGTTCCGCCCATAGTTGATGGCGCTTATGAATTCACTCCCAACAAAATAACCTATCGCGTTCCCCTCAACAGTCAGTATGGTGAAATGATTGGCAACAGCAGTGCCGGGGTAGTTATCCACAGTGTTTATCAAAGCCCCTCTGATCAAGAACCCGAAGCATTGAGAAATGTTGCAGATTATGGTTTCAGGAGTGATCTTGGCCTGGCTATCTTGCCTCATGAAGCCACCATGCTCACCAGTTTGAAGTTGGATAAATCCTTGGTTGACAAACTGTCACACTTGTTTAGAGTGCACGCAGTGAGTGTGAAATCTTTCTTGGATAGAGGTCAGCTAGAGACGCAGAAAATTGCTAGTCTTCCAGGCTACATGAAAAGCTTTTTGGCCAAAAAGGCAGAAAAAGGCAGCTCAAATTTTTCACATGTTGCAAGAGAGTTTTTGGATTGGTTTACAGGGATCAACAGTCCTGCAAGCCCAGGCATGCAGGAAAAGTGTTTGAAATGGATACAGAGCCACATGCATGGTTACAACAGTGTGTGGCGCATTGTGAGTTTGTTGAACAGCTTGAAGCTGGACCTCAAAAGCCAGATGGACAATCAAGCTGGCTCAACGGTGGGTGCCAGTTTGGGAGGCCAGCCTGGCCATGAAGGCTTTGTGGCAGTAACCCCAACTGGTATTGTTAAGTTTGTGAATCGTGCACAATTTATGAGAAAAGCGCAACCTGAGTCACTTATGGAACAAAGCACAAAAAGCGTTGTTTGGACCTTTGGGCGAATGAACCCTCCCACTTTGGGTCATCAGCATCTGGTGAACTTGATGGCCAAACATGCTGGTGACAATGACTATTGGATCTTTTTGAGTCACAGTCAAGACGGCAAAAAGAACCCGTTGCCTTGGGAAGAAAAGGTGGAGTTTTTCCAGCGCATTATGCCTGATCATGCAGAACATTTGGTGCAAGACCCAGATGTGAAAACACCACTACAAGCTGCTGAATGGCTCTACAACAAAGGCTATCGGGATTTTGTGTTTGTGGCTGGTGAAGATCGGGTCAAGGGCATGAGAGAGCTATTGGACAGTTGGAACAGCCCTGAAATACGTGAGAAACACCAGCGTGAACCCATTCACATCAAAGTGGTTTCAGCGGGAGAAAGAAATCCAGATCACAAAGGTGTGAAAGGCATAAGCGGTACCAAGGCTCGTGAAGCTGTATTGAACAAAGACAAAGAAGCTTTTCAACAAGCTGTGGGTTTGGACCTTGAACTCAGCAACCAATTGTTTCAAGCTGTACGGCGCTACCTCAAGCATCCACGGAACAAAATAATGGAATCCAGTTTGCATCCTGCAGGCACAATTGTGACCTTGACCATGAGTCCACCACACGCTGCTCAGCTGAAAGAATGGTGTGACAAGAATGGTGTTCCTTGCATGAACACTGATGATCTTCACATGACTGTGCTCTATAGTCAAAAGCCAGCCTCTCATCTCATGAGCATGCACGGTAATACAGTTGTTGTGCCAGCTAGAATTCAAGGCTGGACCAAGCTGGGGGACAAAGCCCTATGCTTGGATCTTGATTGCGAAATTGCACACAAGTTTCATCACCACTTGAAAAGCAAGGGTGGGACTCATGATTTTCCTGATTTCATACCACACAGCAGCGTGAACTACAGTTGGATGGACCGAACTGATTTGCCACAGGCTTTGCCTGATTTTCCCTTGCTGTTTGATCGCATTCAGGTCAAGCCACTGGACCCCAATTGGGGTCTCAAAACTTAAAGGGAAACGCCTGTGAGTTTGATTATACGCTGAGCTTCTTCCTGATCTTTGCGTTGATCACTGGGGCTTTTTTGCTTGTGCTTTCCAGTTTTCACATCCATTGTGGGTTTCCCAGTGGGTCCCAATTTGTCTGTGCTTTGTAGCGTGTGAATCAATCCCTGCAATCCCTGCTCTATCCGTTTGTTGCCTTTGATAGCTCGCTGAATTGATTCCACACTGTCAAAACTGCTGGCTGTGAAGCGGGGGCCCAATAGTGTTTGGGCTATGATATCTGGATCTTTGGAGATAACACTCTCATCTTCACGATTCAACAAGCCACGTTGCCAACTGTATTTCAATCCCAAGGCTTTGGCAATGCTGCTCATGAGTTGGTTTCTTTCGGCACCACTGTAGTTGCTGGCGTCGCCTGGACTTTGCATGCTGAATTTCATCCAAGTGGGATCTTCATGAAAAAAGAAATCAGTTTGCACAAACCCGTTCTGAGCATCTCCAGCTATGGGTGTAAGTAAGTGAACTTCACCTGCAATTTTAACATGGTCTTTGGGGTTCAAACCTTGACCGATTGCCCAGTTTTCCAAACTTTGGCCAAATGCCTTTTTGGAAATTTTGTTGCTGTCCACAACAATGTCTATATCACCACTGCTGGCCTTCTTGCCCGCACTGCCCAAGGTCATGCCATGCATGGGCAAGCCAGTGACTTTTTCCAGCCAGTCCAACGTGGGACTGATTTGTGCAAGAAGGATCCGGGATGTCTTGGGTTTGCCATCTGCGGTTTTGAACACATTGCCGCCTTCAAACAAATTTTGTTGGGAAAGTTCAAATAATTTCATGATCCATTATTTAAGTTTCCGCTGGTTTTTTACCCATAAATATTCAACAAAGATTACAGAGGACAACGTTCCATGCCTAGGTTTGGTGGATTTGGTATCAATACAGGCTCGCTCGTGGGTGGCCTTGTCAACAATGTAGTGGGAAGTGCAGCATCAGCTATTTTTCCTCGTGGCTTGTTTGGTGGATTTGGTGTAGGTGATGGTGTTAACTTGTTGGGCACACTCAACAATCAAGATCCCACCAACCGGCGTGTGAGCTTGCGTCCCCGGCCAGCTGCTGCCAACAGAGTATTGGGCAAGGGCTTGCTGGATCCATTGCGTGAAACCAACAATGGCATGGTTTGGCCCTATACTCCCACAATCAATTATCAACAAGACATTGATTATCAAACCATCTCCACTGTGCACACAAACCAAGACTTTCATGTATTTGCACGAACACCTGCAACCTCTTTCAGTGTTGATGGGCAATTCACAGTGCAGAATCAAAAAGAGGGCCGATATGCCCTGGCTTGCATTCACTTTTTGAGAACCATGAGCAAGATGCATTTTGGCGAAAACGACAAAGATGCTGGCACACCACCTCCTATTCTCTTGTTCAATGCATATGGGCCTTTTGTGTTCAACAATTTGCCAGTGATAGTCAAGAGCTACACCATAGGATTTCCTGATGATGTTGATTATGTTCAAGTAGCAAGTGGCTTGCCTGCAACAAATCAACCTACAGTGCCAGTAACTCCAGTAACTCCAGTAACTCCTGTAGCTCCAAGAGCGGCAAACATACCTATGGAAGAATTAGGCGTAACTATGCCATACGCGCCGCCTGATGTAACTACTCAACCAGGCGCAAGTGTACAGCAGCCTACCCCATCTATTACAAAAGGTGTTTGGTTACCCAGCTTGTTCAAAATTTCTGTTACATTGATTGTGCAACATACTCCCACTACATTGCGTAAGAGATTTGAATTGCCCAAATACATCAATGGTGACTCTAGTCAAAGTGATTTTATCTGATGACAACAGTAACTTATCTACGTAGTAGTCCGTATTATCGTACTCCACAAAATACCACATATCTGGATTTTTGGCGGCCTCCATTGCTCACAAGAACAAGTGATGATCTTATTGTCACTCTACAACAAAGACATTTACATCGTCCAGATTTATTGAGTTTTGAACTCTATAGAAATTCACGAGCCTGGTGGGTATTTGCAGTGCTGAATCCAGATCAAATTGTTGACCCAATTTATGATTTTGTTCCTGGCATAACAATTTACGCCCCTGCAGCAGCGGGTTTTGAAGGAATTTAACTATGCCCACTCCGATAACTAGTCATTATCTTCGTCGCATTATTGCGCAACTAAAAGAAAAAGGTATAGACTTCAAACCTGAAGATAATATTCTTAATGATCACGATAGATATGCTTACCATTTGCAATTGGTAATGGTTAACCATAGAGACTCTGAGTCAATAGATGTTGATATAGACATTCACGAAAATCTTATACGTTACATAATAGTTGCTGAGTCAGGTGTAACAGCAGGGTTTAACATAACAGAATGCACTATTGAAGATGCAGTGAGTCACGGGTTCCGTAATAAAAATGGTCACAGTGTAAAAATTAATTTAACAATTGCAGAACCTTCAAACATGAGTTTGCCAGACAAGCCGTTTGAGGCGAGCAAACGACTCAATGTGCTTAATTGGCGACTTGCACCGATGTTTTTATTGCTCTGGTTTGAATATTATGATTCTGAAGGTAAGATAAAAAACAACAATCAAGATAGTATCTTAAAGGTGTATAAGCTGAATATTGTTGAAATGAACAACACTTTGACGGCAGCCGGATCTATCTACAATTTAGACTGTGCAATCAGTAATAATTTAGGATTCACTAACACATATTACATAATTCCACAGACTTATACTATTGCAGTAGGAGGTAAAGCTACCCCAGCTCAAGCCGTAGCACCAAGGCCTGCATTACCTAACTTAACAGGCAACACAATTGGACAATTTTGCGAAAAACTGGGTATAGAGCTCAATAAGTTCTATGCCGCTTTGCGTCAAGGAGGACCACCTGACAGTCCTGTAAGTCAACAAACGTCACAAGTTGTTTTTTATGAATTTGTAGTAGATCCAGAACTAGCCAAACAAAACATTAAATTTACTCCAAATGTGAATAACCGTAGAGCCGGATTCCGTCAAGTAGGGGATGTGATAGAAATTACTGTAGGACGCGGTATT